GCCCATAAAAGCTCATCAAGCGGGCGAACCTCAAGATTAATCTTGACTTCGTGGTATTGAAGGGCGATAAGTGGAAGCGCCAAACCTGGGTTATTGCAGAACCAGAATTGAAGTGGGATATAGAGTGTCGTTTCCGGAAGTGTGTTGCGCGGTGCGCACGTGTTGCAAGGCGCGTCAGAGCTGCAAGCCTGTTCAACATTGGCGAAACTTGGGTCGGTCAAATAGGTAAGTTGCGTGGTGTGTCCAATCATTTTGTTGTATCCGGCTTCCTGTTCGGCGGTGGAGGTAAGCTGATTCCAAATGTGCATCCAGTCACCGTAGTGCTTATCAATGCGTTGACCACCGATTTCAACCTCTACATTGTTGATAAGGTGATGTCCGGGGTAATCAAGCCAGCGGGCGTGGGTGGCGTCGCTCGTTCCAATCTCCGGAAGAGTTACCTGGAAATATGTTCTGTATGCCAAATCACCATTGCGGGCAATTGTGCACTGTACACGGCGCCCGAAATCACAGCAGCCATTGAAAGTCTGTTCAATTGATTCCATAGCATAATTGGTGTGACGGCGGTATGTAACCTTGAAAAAAGTAATTTGTGGGTTTCCAGTAAGATAGACGTCTTGAGCGCCATAAGCTACGAGTTGCATAAGTCCTCCTCCCATTGTTATATTATTGCTAAAGAAAAAAAAATTTTGACAATAATTAATAAGTCTAATTAAGAATTTTTTTAAGATCAAAATTCATTACCATGAAACGTTTAAGATAACTATCCAAAAAAACTTCCTTTTTCCCTTCATGTTTTTTAGAAAAAATATAAGCTTTTTCTTTTTTTTGGATTGTCCACCCATCCTCCAATGCATTAAATAAAAATGCCATTTTATGAAATTTAATAAGATCTACTTTTAATTCAGATTTATTATGTATGTCCGACATTTATAAAAAAGAAAATAATTAATTAAAGAAACTTTTACTAATTTTTAATATAAATGCCTAATTTTAAACCAAAGGCAAAAAAAAAAATTAAAATTAATAAGAGAAAACTGATAACTTTGGATAATAAACATACTGAAATGTTGGAAAGATTTGAAAAAATAAAAAAATATGAAATCCCAAAAATTTCTCTAAATATTTCTAAGATTTCCGAAAAATTAAAGAAAAATATTTCTTTGGAAGAAAAATTAGAATTAGAAGACACTCTTTTTGAATTAAAAAAAAATAAAAAAAAGTTATCTAAACAAGAAAAAAATTATTTTCTAGATAATTCTAAATATATATTTGATTATTTTGAAAAAAAAATGGAAATTTCTGAAGGAAATAATAATAAAAAAAAAATTTTATATTCTTTTTTTAATAATGAAAAAACAACAGAACCTAAAAATAATAAAACAAATAATTATTTAATCAATATTGATAAAAATTATTTAGATTTGAAAAATTACGTATTAAAAAATAATTCGTGTAAGTTTTGTAATGGCGAATTAATTCCAATTGATTATGAAGGAATAATGGTTTGTAAAGTTTGTTCTAGATTTATTCCATATTTGATAGAACATGAAAAACCTTCATATAAAGAACCCCCTAAAGAAGTTTGTTTTTATGCTTATAAAAGAATAAACCATTTCAGAGAGATATTAGCTCAATTTCAAGCCAAAGAAACAACACAAATTCCACCCAAAGTTATTGAAGAAATCAAAAATCAAATAAAAAAGGAAAGAATTCAATTAACCGATATTAATAATAAAAAAGCAAAAAATATATTGAAAAAATTAGGCTATAATAAATATTATGAACATATACCATTTATTAAAGAAAAATTGGGAATTAGACCACCCCTAATGAGTCAAGAATTAGAAAATAAATTATGTAATTTATTTTTAGAAATTCAAAAACCTTATGCAAAACATTGTCCTGATGGGCGAGTGAATTTTTTAAATTATTATTATGTTCTTTATAAAATGTGTGAATTATTGAATGAAAAAAAATTTCTGCCGTTTTTCCCCATGTTAAAGGATCCTGTCAAAAGAATTGAACAAGATGATATTTGGAGAAATATATGTAAAGAATTAAATTGGGAATTTATACCAACAATATGATAATTTTACATCATATTATTTACCGAGGGAAACCAACCATGTTCGCGCCAACACCAAAACCTGCGCCTGTGCGGGCAGAAACCGCCATTGTTGGAACATATGTATCCAAAATACTGAAAGTTGCAGCAGCAGTCAAAGAAATGAGAGCTACCTCATCAAAATTCAAAGATCTTTTGGGAATAGCGTAGGCAGCAATGGCTACCATGAAACCTTCAACAAGATATTTTACAGCTCTTTTAACAAGTTCACCTAAATCTAAAGCATTTCCTAAATTGGCAAGCATTATAAATAATAATAAGAAAAAAATATATAGAATGTTAAAACTTAAAAAATTCAAACATTATAATATTATAATGTCTAAATATGAACAAGATCCTAAATATATTGATTTATTAGAAGAAGATAAACCAATTTCCGGACAAAAATTTTGCTGTCTATCCTTTTTATCTCCTGAAAAAATTTTGAAAGACAAAAGAATCTTTTTCTTTGAAAAATTCCTAAAATACTTTGATTATGAAAAATCTGTTAAGCGATTTTCTCAATTTTTAAATTTCATTTCTTATAAATATGATATGGATTTTGCTAAAATAATGAAAGATTTTGATGAATATTTAAAGGATCAAAAAGAAAAGATTATGGAAAATGGAATTGAAGATGATTATAAAAATTTCTTAGATATGAAGGAAGAAGAACTTCAAGAAGAATTTGATACATTGCATAATTTTCAAACAAATGTAAGGGGGGTTAAAATTCGCGGATCCTTTCAAACACAGGCAGAAGCCCAACTACGATGCCGAATGTTGCGTGAAATTGATCCAAATCATGATATTTATGTAGGTCAAGTTGGAATGTGGATGCCGTTTGATCCTGATGCATATAAAACCGGTAAAGTTGAATATATGGAAAGTGAATTAAATAATTTAATGTCTGAAAAAAATAAAATTGAAAAGAATGCTAAAGAGGCTTTTGAAAAAAGGGTAAAGGAATCTAAAAGAAAAGCCATTGAAGAAAATATTAAAAAGGCTAAAGAAAGTGGAAATAGATTAACGCAAACAATTAATAAAAATGGAGATTTGGTTGGAGTTGGGGTTAATACAATATTATCTTCACTCAAAGAAAAAGAGGAAGTGTCGTCGGCTGATATACGAAAAGAACTATTTGAGGGAGAAAATATTAGAACAAAAGATTATGATCGTAAAAATCCGGATCCACGATATAAAGAAGTTATTGAAAGAGATGGTGAATTAACAATCCCTGATAAACGAACAAATGTTATATTGGAAGAAAAAATTGAAGATAATTAATATACCTAAAAAAAGGAACCATTTAAAATGCCGAAAAAAAAATGTTCTTTTAAAGGATGTAAAAAAAAACTAAAACTTACAGATATGGTTTGTAAATGTGGGAAGAGATTTTGTTCCCTCCATCGTTTACCTGAAACTCATAATTGTTCATGGGATCCAAAAAGTGAAAAGGAAATGAAGATTTATAAAGAGAAATCTGGACTAAACCAAGTAAGCACATTTTCAAAAATAGATCAAATTTAATAATTAATACTACATCCTCCCTTCATATCATTATCAACGATAGTGGTGGTGCCTTCATCGTCGGTAGCGGCGGAAGACATTTCCGTGGTGGTGGGGAACAGGATGGGGGTACTGCCCCCGACTCGTGGTAGCATGTTCAAGTCCGTGTGCGCATCTAAAGTTTTCTCCCAAGCCGCGGCTTCAGGTAAGAAAAATTTTATTGCTCCTGAAGAAGGGTCATAAAATAAATCACCTTCATAAAGTCCATTCTCTGATGCATCTTGCTGGGTTGGATATGGTTTTAATTCCTTAAATAAAACAGAACCGATTTTTTCTGCGGTAAGGGTATATTTGTAACCATAATCTGTGTCACAATCTGTGGTTTTGTATCCACAATCTGTTCCATAATTTGTATTAATGTATCCGGGTAAACCGGGGGGTCCCGGCGGTCCTGGTGGACCCTGTGGTCCTGGTGGTCCCATAAATGTTCTAACTATTGTGCAATTTCCTAAAGGATATGGAGGTTGATGATTGTTATATGCCATTTATATAAAAAAAAATATAATATATTTTTTAAAAAATTTTTAAAAAATACATTTACATAAATTAGTTGATCTTTAAAAAGCCATTTCCGTCGCGGTATAATTGACCAACTTCTAAATTAGGGGAAGAGTTGGGAAGATTTTGTATAATAATCTTCAAAGATCCCATATTACTTTTTAAAAAAAGGCCACCACTCGCATCAAAAACAATCCCACTTGTCGTTATATTAAGAGATTCGTGGACCTCTAATTTATTAAAAGATGCATCGCCTGTTCTAAAGTTATTAATAATTTCTTCGGCCCCATCTATCATACTGGTTTGTGCGTTTGCAACAATAGAGAGAAAATCGGTTTTAGTAACCCCTAAGTTATCACTGAGGTCATTGACGCGAGTCAAAGTCTCTGTAACATTATCACTGAGGTCATAGAAATTATCACTGAGGTCATAGAAATCACCACTGAGGTCATAGAAATCACCACTAAGGTCATAGAAATCACCACTGAGGTCATATAAATTATCACTGAGGTCATTGACGCGCTCCTCATTGTCTGTGAGAAATGGG